CTATTTCATATATTCGTTCAATGCATTATATAACTCATATGTTGCCGAGCTTGATATTGTATCTAATCTTTCAATTACTTGCTTTTTCTCTGTCTCATTTAGTTTTGCCATGTCTTGAGCAGCATCTTTTAATCGCTTGGCTATCCATAAAATCTCTCTGTCCATGTTACACCCCCTATATAATAGTTTTATCTATGATTATTATAATATCAGAAGGGTTGTTTTTAGGCAAAAGAAAAGAACCTATCGAATTTGAATAGGCTCTTCTCTTTATGTATTAGTTAGTATCTCGTTATGCTTTAATTAACGAAAAACTTATTCTATTTCACACTTTAATTAAGTTACCAATTTGTCCCAAAAAAAGTATAACTCCTTAAGACTTTTACAATGTTTCAGTCAAACCTTGAATAAACTAATCTATACAGGCCAATATTAAAGCATATCGTATATAGTCAATCACCTTATTATGGTGTAATCCCACACTATTTTTCTTTCAATTTAGAGTTCTTTCATTCTCCCATCTACATCATTATGAAACTCATCCTTTAAAACATCATATTTGGTATATAAAACTCCATAGTCACCTTCACCAGTATGTGTAGAATAAAAACATTCACAACATTCTTTATAATATTCAATTGCACATTGATTAGGTAGATTACAGGTTTTAAACTCAGTTGTACAAGCTATGTCTGCCTTAAAGTTTTTAAGCCATTTTATCATTTCTAATGAACCAGATGAACTATGATGAGGTATTTTTATAAAATCAACTTTTTTTGGTATGGAAAAAGGTTGTACTTTCTTAATTGATGAATCCTGTATATCTCCAGCAAATAAAAATACTTTATCATTAAAAAGAACATTAAGGACAACTGAATAATCATTAACATTTACAACATTTCGTGTTAAGTCTCTTTTTTCAACTATATCCGAAATAGGAGCTAATGACCAAATTTCAAAAGAAAAATTTGAATGTGAATCCGGCAAACCATTTCCAAAATCAATTCTTTCAATCCTTAAATTATTTAAAACAGGCATTACTTTAGCTTTTTTTATTTTACGTGATTTGATGGTATCTTTAATATTGTCTATAGCTTTAACTGTATCTTGAGCAATTTCCTCCACATTAATTGACATTAAGTGTAAAGGGTATACTATTTTAGTCTTTTCATTGGCATAAATATTTAGTATGTTTTCGAAGCCCAAAGAGTGATCAATATGAGGATGAGTCCAACATATAAAATCAAGTGATTTAATATCATACTTTTCTAATATCTTATGCGATATATTCACCCCATCTACCTCATAGGAATCAATCATGCCAGAATATACTATACCAAAATCACTCTCCACCATAAAGACAATACTTTCACCTTGATTTTTGTAACCTATCGTGAATATATGAAAAACTAATTTATCTAGAAATAGTTTTGTATAATCATTATTTCTCATTATCATAGCATTTTATAACTCTCGATTTATTTCTTGGATTTCTACTAGAAATATCCTTTGACTTATTTTTAGAAAAAGTATTGGCGTATGCACTGGAGAAACTAATATGGCTCTCCAATTTTTTATTTGGATTTATATTTTTATTAGTAATTTCTTCAGTTATTTTGTTGTAAACACTTGAATACTTCGACTTAAATTCCATTTAATTTCACCCCTATTATACCAGTATTATCAAATTTTGTTTTTTCTAATTCTGAAATAAATGAATCTGTCAATGTATCAGTATAAAGTTTAAACAAAATATCATTTATCGTTGTGAAGGCAGAACTTATCGCTGTTTCACTCTTAATAATATCTTTAAGCCATTCTTTATCGTTATTATAGCCATCAATATCTATGGCAATTTGATAAGCTGTTTGACTTTGATCATTAGCATATATTTCACCTTCAGTAATAGTTCGAACATAATTTAACATAAAATTTTCATGAAGTAAATTGTCTGTATAAGAACTATTTAGTTGTTTAACGGCATAATCCAATTCTACCAAAGAGGTTTCTATGCTTGGAAAAATGTCTTTATTGAAGCATTTGCTAATTGTATCATATTCTTTTATAATGCAATTATTAATTTTCCTAAATCCTATTCTAAGTGGTTCTAAATAAGGGTTGCCTGGAACCATAGAACAAAATAATTTAATAAACATGGGTCCATAACTCTCAAATTTTTTATATTCTTCAACATTTATATTTAGAGCAATAAAAAAGCTGTTAATATCTAGTTGCATATCTTTAGATGGAGTCATGAATTTATAACTTTTGGTTTCTAAAACTTTTTTTAATGGAATTGATCTTTGACTCTCTATCTCTATAGGATCATTTAATTCGAATTCCAACTCATTAATAAACTCTTCTTGCATCTCAGTAAAATCAGTCTTCAGTAGTTCTTGCATACCTTTTACAGTATCCTTAATATCAATTAACCCTTTATAATCTATTCTAAGAATTACTCTTCTTAAAAAGTTATGTTGTAATTTTTCTCGATTTGTTTTCATTCATATCACCCTACTTATTTAAACATTGAATAAGCTAGATACCTCTGTATGTTTATAGTATTAGCTAGATACCTCTGTATGTTTATAGTATTCAAAAATATTTATTGTTCCTAATATTTTGCTTATAAAACTTATAAGTTATTCTACTTATAAGATTACCAATTATTACGCTCTTCTTTTTCCAAAATACTATTACATATTTTTATAACAATAAAACCTACCATGAAATAGGCTCTATCTTTTATATATTCTTGATCACTAACACATAAACTCTTTTCTAATTTTTTCTAAAGATTTGTGAGCAGCTTTTACTGGATCCTGTTGTATCTCTTTTTCCATTTCCCGTTCATACTTTTTTGGGAAGAATTCTTTTTGCCATTCTTCTATTGATGTGAATACCTTTTCTTCTTTTTCTATTGTCATCATTAAAATTTACCTCCTTATAATAATTCTCAAAAAACATATTATTAAGTTCAGCATCAAAATAATGTTTTCTTTTTAACCATATAAATCCATCACCTTTAGTAATAACTGCAACATCTACAGGCCCACCAACTGTTTCTGCCTCCATACTTACTTTTCGTTTAAAAGATGTTAAATTTACCATTGTTTCAGCAATATTACCTAACTCATCTTTTGGTAAATGCTTAATCATAGTTAAAATCGGTTCTACATTCCATTCATATATTTTCCCTAATATTGCTTCGTTATACTGTTTCTGCAATTTTTCTGAGATATCATTCAGTGATTTTTGTGATTCTTCGTCAAGATTAATACCAGAATCGTTTATAGCTTCAATTATAATTGAATTATAATTTTCAAATACTTCTTTCAAATAATTTTTTTGATACAATTGTAACGACGGTTCTATGCCATTAATAAACGTTGCAACAACATCTTGCTGTGCAAATGGAATAATACTTGCATCAACTTCTTGACCTATCGTAGCTGTTTTTCCTATGTCGATATTATATTTTAAATAATTATCAATTATACATTCTATTTTATATGATTTTATCGAAGGATACAATTCTTTTTTTCCATAACCGGCAAAAACTATACCTGAAAAAGAACCTATATCATATCTTTTATCATCATTATAAACGCTCTTAGAGATACAAAAAAATATTATTCTATACAAATTTTCTCTATTCAATGTCCAAGATACATTTTCAAACACATTATCAATAACTTTATTTAAAAGGTCTTTATGCGTAACTATAAAAGTATCAAATAGTACATGCTCAAATCCATCATTAGTCTCTTGATTCCGTAAATACCAATACCAGCTATCTATATACTTTTTTGCAATATTATTACATTCTCCTTCAGTGACTTCTTTATTAGTTTTAATTAACTCATTAATACATTCAATAATTTGATAACATATAGTTTTTGTTATTTCAAAGGCTATATCCGTTAAGTAATTTAACTGAGTTTCTTTAGGAATTTTTAGACTAGCAGAGGTTAAAAATCGGATAAAATCATGCGCATACATATCTAATGTATGAAAAACTTTTTCTCCTAATTTAGCTCTATATTCTTTTATTATTATTTCCCATGGAATATCCATAAATACTGAATTTCCATACACCATAATACCTATTGGTTGACATTTCGACAAAGCAAATAGTTTATTTACATTATTATTTATTTTATGTCCAAAGCTAGTTCTTAAAGTTGCCGCGCTATCTGCAGCTAATGCTACTCCGCTTTTATTCATTACTCCAATTTCTGCAGTCATTATTCTACCCCCACATATTTAATATATATTGCTTATAAGTATAATATTTGTCGAATAAAAACACAATACAGAACATTTGTTTTTTTATTGCTATTATTCACTTTTTACACTTATGATCCCTGTTTTTAAACTAGAATATAAACTACGAGGTCTTAATGTCTTCTATAATATAGTGTATGCATAACTCTTGTACATTCTAACAATCATTACAAGACAATAAAAATTCTTCTGATACCTGTTCTAAAGTTTCTTTTAGTAAAGAAAAAGAGGCTGTCTCACCAAACTGGACAGGCTCTTTCTTTGCAGGCTAATCGATGCTTTAGTATTTATTGTGATTAATAATTATCGGACTATCTCAAATATGTTTATAAATTCATCGATAGTAATATCGGGCATTTTGAATGATGAAACTGGTGCGGTTATTCGATCTTTACAAATATTAATGGTAGGAGAAGCGTAATATCCTTTTCGAACATAATTAATATTATATAATACATCGTTATGATCAATCGACATTTCATTTGTGGACGTGAAATCGCATTCTTTAAAGAAATCAAGAATTTTTCTTATATGTTCTTTTTTATCTACTATTTTAATCATTGATGGATTTTTTCTATCTACAATGTGTATTTCTTGCATATCTTCTTCCGATAATGAGTTTAACTCTTCAAAAAAAATAACTGCTTGGCTTTTATTATTTATCGTTTTTTTATAACTATTAGTTATTATAATTATCGTTACCAATATGAATCCTATCAACAATAATATTTTCACTTTTTTATTCATGCTTTCACCCTCGATTATTTAAACTAGTACAAAATAATACTTTAACCTTTATTATAGCTACTTTTTAATTTTCGAATTGAATCCTCAAAGCATCCAAGAAATCCTATTACTATGCCTACTATCAAAAGAATAATACTCAAGCGATACGGAAATGTCATGCCTAATTCTTGGATCGCATACATACCTTTTGGATTTGTCCAACTACTTAAACTCTTACAATATATGGACGATGGAATATAAACAATTCCCAAAAGCATTACTCCAGATAGTATCAATATTCCCCCAAAAACAACTTTCCTCATAAATAATACCTCCACTCTCAATCATCATTTAATTAATATCTTTATCCTTATAATATCAGTCATACAGATAATATGCAATTATAGCCTATTGATTGATTTATGTAGTAAGTTGACATTTAGTTATGATATGTTAAGGGCACTACTACTAGTGTTTACTTTAAGTCCCCACGTCTAAAACCATAAGAAATTAAAAAAACACAAAAAGCCCTTGACATTCCAAGAGTATTCGTGTATTATTAAAAGAAGGGGTTTTTATGCTTATTTGCATCCCTTATTATTATTGTATTTATTTTTCTATATGGTGATTTGTTTCACTGACACTTAATAGATTACCATAGCTTGTCCTTCTTGTCAAGAAAGAGGAGCAAAAAATAATGAAAAAAACATTACTTAGAGAAAGAGATTTAAACTTTAACCGTTTTAACCGTGAACGTAAATATAATAAAACATATTTAGTTGATGATAAGATTGCCTTTATGGCAAATGATGATAACGGATTCGACGACGAGTTCGTATTTGCATATTTTGATGATCCTGGTTCAGACATTTATAACAAATACATATACCCTTATACATGGACCCTTAAGGATATTAAAGGTTCAGCAAAATTGCTAACAACCAGTGAATGTGATAAGCCTAAATATTTATCCAAACATCTTAGAAATTGTGGTATTAACTTATCAGATTTACGCCCTAAATACTTCATGGTTACCAAATCAGATGATAATCTTTACGAACTACGTGAAATATCTAAATCCAGCAAAGAAAACATAATAGAACTTAAAGATTATTGGGATATAGTAAAATAAATTTAATTCATAAGTACATATACTAAAGGACGGTAACTATTAACCTACACATATGATGAAGATCAACAAGAAGATACGAAGAAAAAAATACAATAATGTCCTTAAGGTACAAAAGCCTATCACTACAAAATATATAGTGTAGTGGCAGGCTTTTGTTTTACTGCAGTATTTAGTTGCTTAACATGAATATCATTCTAATATACATAGCTCTAATTTCCCCCAAAATAAGACCAATACATGAAAGCCTTTACTAAGTAATACTTTAATGCGTATTTAAATTATTCTATTCTAATTTTCTATTTATTGGCTTAATATAAGTTAATTTACCTTTTTCCGGCCAATTAGTATTCCATGTATAATCAACAACATATTTCTTTCCCTGTTCCACTAAATTATACTCATTAAGTGTACACTTAATTTTTTTATTATATATCTGTAAATAGTAATTATTTTTTTCAATAAATTTATTATCAACTTCCATTATTCCGCCAGTTGATACATTCATTGTCTGTATATAAAAAAATAATATTATTAGAATAACAGATGTGAATAATAAACACTTCAAGGAACTTGTCTTGATTCTGACTTTGTTCATGAAACCTCTAAGTTCTTTTATTGACTTTATTACATAATACATCCATATACATATTTCTACTGGGAATATAAAAGTCGCTACATTCAATGGTAAATAAAGCATTTCATGAACAGTATAATTCCAATTGGCTATACTTTGAATATCAGCTAATAAATATCCAATGAATGCACTATAAATCGTAATAAGAATAATTCTAGTCATTAATTTTCTTTTTTGTGTATAATTGTTCATCTTAGAATATTCGTCCCCTATTCGCATAATCGTAAATTGACATTTTGTAATGCCACTAAAATATCCCACCATAGAGGCAGGATATTTTTAAGAACACTTTATTTAAGAACTTTTTTCATCTTTTAATTTTCCCATATTAGGAATAAGCTTATTTGCTTGTTCTCTAGCTTTAAGAATATCGTTTTTATTCTCAGCCTTATCATCGGTATCATCTTTATTCGATATTTCTACCAAGACTTTTATTTGTTTTCCTATCAAGTTCATAAATGATCGCATCGAGCGAACCTGATGTTGGTTCTTAACATCAATGATCCACCCTTCTAGTTCGGTACAACAATCACTTAGAACATCAATAACTCTTAATAGCTCCTTGTGTACTTTTAAACAATTATACAAATTTGTAAAGCATATCCCCAAATAAACAGTCGTAAAATACTTAAATGTACTTAATGTAGATACAATATCTGCTGACAAGCTAGATGATGTATCATCAATTTTTATAAAACACTCTAGCTTGTTAAGTCCATAAAAAACAGAAATTCCTATTAAAATCAACCCTACCCTAATTAAAACCTTATCCTTGTTTCGCTTTAATCTATTCGTATTGATTAAAATGCTCAATAATATCCTTATCTTTTATTATATTTCTTGAATAATCATAATCTCCTAGCCCTTCCCTAGCATTAAGCCAAGGTTTCCCCCGATGTGTCATTTCTTCAAGATCGCTTCCTGAGTATTTCCCGAAAATTTTAAAAATCATTTGTAGGTATTGGTATAAGGAACTATCATTACTTATCGGACAATTATGTTTTTTTATTTCTTCATTGAGACTATACTTTCTATATTGACTATATAATGTTGGCATTACTGGACCATGTATCCATGCCTCTATTTTGTCAGTGAATAACTTTTGTTTACCATTGGTGTTAGCAAGTAGTATAGAATATGCATAGTAACATAATTTCTGTAACTTCTTATGACTCATCGTTTCAAAAGACAAAAAAACTTGTGCCACAGTATTGACATTGGTTATTATCTTAATTCTTTTTTTAATCCCATGCACACTCCTCCTTTTTCTTTTGTCCTTTTAAATTTTTCTAGTAACAACACCTTACCCATCTAATTCACCTCAATTAAGTATATTACTATATATAGTAATAAATGATACCCAATAATTGAAGAGTTATTCCAGATGTGCGTTTGTGCTAATTTGTATGCGTTTGTATACATTTGTATTACACTTAGAGTGTAACACAGTTTATACGAATTGTCCAATAATTTAGCTCGATTTGTAACACATATGAATATTATATTATGCATAAATCCCAAAAAGGTTACCATTCAAAACCAATAGTCTTTCAATATATTGTGTTCAATAATTTGTCAACCTACTATATATAGTGTTTTTCTTTATTCGATTAGTTGTCTTAAGAGTATTATAGCAAGCAAGAACACGACATGACCACGACCTTAAGATATAAAAATATTAACTTATAGGTAACAATTAGTTGGTATTTATATAGACTTACATAAAAAAGAGCCTACTTCCAATTAAGGAAGTAGGCTCTTAACTATACTAAAGTTTATATTTCATATAATTCGTGTATACGTCTACCGATTAGGTTTGAATCTACATAGAAGTATACTATGATAGCAAATGTATCATGTTTAATATAATCATTATAAGTTAAATGATCATCTCGTTTCGTCTTCCTATCGGGTTCGCCATCACAAGTACCATCTTCTTTAACGAAAGCAACTTCAATCATCAAATTTTTTATTTCGTAACCAGCATTAATAAAAGCTTTTATTTTACCCTTTTCCACAACTGAATCATATGTAACACCACCTCTAGTCTCAGCAATAGAAGCAGCATGTACTCCCGTAGGTTGACAAGCAAAAGCACATATAAAGCTTAAAACAAGTACTAATGATACATTTCTTTTTAACATTTTAACATCTCCTCTTCTTTTTTGTTTTGTTGCAATATAAGCATATCATATATTGTATAAATGCTTTGTAAAAAGCTGTAATTGTTTTAATTTTTTTACTTTGTTTTTTATACTATTTCATTCATTTTTTTGCTTTTGTATTGCATATTTGCATAAATACGCCATACTTATTTAGACAAGTTAATTTGATTACTTGTTTTCTTTTCTCAAAATCCATGTTGGCTATAATAAGTCCAGTATCTAATATTTGTAGCTGATCTAATGCTTTATTGACCTTTGAACCCAAATGTTCTCTTGTAATCTTGTCTTTGGCATCTAGCATCAACCTAACCTCTTTAGCCTTATACCCTAACAAGGATTCATTAAGCATATCGGCTTCCCTGCTGTACTCACGACTTTCGGGTTCTTTGCCATGATGGTATTTCATGTATCTTTCTTTAAGAGCTGAACACATTTGTTTATATGATTCCTTTTCTGGATTTCTTACTATTTCCCATTGCTCATAATCGTTTAGAGCTTTTTCAACTTTGATGAAGTATTTTCTTACTAATCGCCCAATGTCCGTGTTTTCCATCATGGCTACGTTTTTAGCTGTGTCCATTGTAATGATATACTCCTTGGATACTGTTGCTCCTCTAGTTTTTTTACGTTCGACAATTTTGTCGATTGTAACGTAGTCCTTGCTTTCTTCAAATCCTTTATCAATAATCTTTCTTTTAACCCATTTGTTAAACTCTCCCTGTGGCTGTCCTAATTGCTCCCATAATGCCCTAGCATCTACATCATTAGTTCCTAATAGTACAGGAAGCTTCTTTTGATAGTCCATTACAATTCTAGCTTCTACATCTGTAAAATTAAGCTTTTCCATCAACTCTCTTTTAGTAAATATCTTTGTCTTAGTTCCATCTTTCAATGTAGTTATTTTCATATATAATCAATTCCCTTCGTCTAATTTATGGTATTAAAAAGGGCATAGCTAAAGCTACACCCTAACGAAAGGATTAAAAGGCTTACACTCCTTTAATAATCCAGTGTTTTATGGATTTCAAATCCAAAAACTATTTTTTCTTAATCTGCTTAATTACCTGGTTACCATAAACGGCTACTGCTGCCGAAAGTAATCCATAAATAAAGCCCATTAAGGCAGTGTTAGCATTAAATCCTTCCTTAAGGGCTATCGCTATGTATAATACAGACATGATGCAAGTAAATACTAATAACACTAACGGTATGGTCCAGTCTGGTACTTTGGGTATCTGTTTTAAAAACAGCCCCATACAAAAGCATATCGCTATTAAAATCAATACCTCTGGTCTGATAAATTCAACTATAATATTCCAATCCATTTACATCTCTCCTATCTCTTTGGCTCCTGCCTTCATCTTGGCAATTCGATTGTTAAGTTCCTGGATCTCCATGTCCTTACTAAACACTTCTTTAGACGTCTTTTTCCATTGGTCATTGAGATATTGCACATCCGCTTTGAGACTTTCAATCATTTGTTTAAGTTGTTCATTTTCTTTTTCAAGCTCATTGTCATTGGTTTCTTGTAAAGCGGTTATATAGTTATCCCATGGGAAGTAATTACCTGGACACAATTTATAACTTGCAAATTCATGGTGTTTTTTGATTTTACTTACTGGTATCTTGTACTTACCCTGTAACCTTTTCGTAATCTCTACCAGTGCATTGAATTGAGCTTGTGGCATTTCCTTGTCTGCCATACCCTTATAGTCCTGATAGCAACCTTCTAGGCATATGCCTATAGACTTCATATTCATGCCTTTTTCTTTACAGTGCGCCCCTCTTTGGCTTTCTTTTCTACCAGTATAAACTTTACCTGCCTTGGTGATAAAATAGTGATAGCCTATGCCTGCCCATCCAAGAGTTTTATGCCATGTGTTCACATCAAGTACAGTACAGTTAGTTGCTAGTGCATGATGGATAATGATGTATGCTGGTTTATTGTTATAGGGTACTTTAATATTAAAGTTACTTTCAGTTATCTTCATGTTCATCTCTCCATTTCTTCTTATTATTTTAATTGCATATAGATGACAATAGCTGTGCTAACAATGCCAAATACGCCACCTATACAGCCTATAACCCATCCTATGTGTTGCTTGTACGATTGCCTGTATTTAATAGCATCTTCTAAGCTTTGAAGCCTATCATCTGTCTCATTGAATTTATCTCTAAGTCCGTTATAGTCTCTAATGATGGTTTTTGTCTCGATCATTGCGTTAGTCACTTGATGTAATTCTTCTGTTATCTTACGTACTACTTCATAAAATTCTTTTTGCGTTACACCATCACTCATTTATTTTTCTCCTTCAAACTATTTTTCCTAAGATAACAAAGGTACCACTTACATAAGCAAGTAGCACCCTATCGTTATCGCTTAAGGTTATATTATTTAGTTTTTTATAGACCTTGTTACTGGCCGTTGTCTCACCATCAAACCTTACTTTACCACCTATTATTGTTCCTAATCTATAAGGCTCAATACTAGGATTAGCTATGTCATTATAAAGACTACGGATCATACTTGTACCGCCCTCCTGACTCTATGTTTCATTAATGCCCCAGCTGTTAACTTCATGCTCCACTCTGTTTCTATGTAATTATTGTTAATCCCTAACTTGCTATGTTTAAGATATAAACAATCTTGAAAACTATGGTGAGGCATGATAGCCGTATTAAATGCTACGTGTCCATAGATATTACTAGCTTCCTCAGCTATACGCTTTGTATATGCATCTAAACTTTCTTGATCTGCAATATCATTGACTTTTCGCTTATCTACAATTAGCCGCTTATTGTTTACTGTACTGGTAGGGCTACTTGCCTTATCGTTAGTATATATACTTACCAAGGGCTCATTATCTGGATTAGAGCTTATAACAATAAACTTGTTAGGAATATTGAAAGTATCCATTTCTTCTTCTATACCATTAATTATAGATATTTCATTATCATGGTACTCGTAATCTTTATTACGATAAGATGGTAATATATAAGGTTTAGCTGTAAAAAAACCGTTATGGTCGGTCCATAATGATGTATAGTTGATCTCTTCTAATAGTTGATTAATGATTGAGAGTTTTGAGGTGCCAATCTCAAACTCTTTATCAGACCTTAATTCTTTATCACTATTTGTTATATGCATGTTGTAGATTTTACAACCCGTTATAAGTTCTTTGATAGCGTCTGTATACTTTTTACCACTAGGATAGAGTAATCTTTCGTCTATCTTTTCATCTGATAGTATTTGTAGAAGGTCATAGGCTTCTACATCACGTATGATGCTGTTACCTGTGGACCTTCTTTTAGGTGATGATAAAAGATAGATACCTTGACTCCATTCTAACCAGGTATTACTATTAGGGATTTTATACATAATAAAAGGTTGAATACGATCATTCAACCAGTCTATAGGTATCTCCTGTGATTCTTTTATAAGGAACCTCCCACCTCGTTTTATCTGGGCTAGGTTCTTAAAATTCACCTCTCCATCTATAACATTTTGTAGCTCACCTTTAAGACTGTTGTTAGCATCTAATAGCAAGTATTTGAACTTAATATTCCTTGTGCTCTTCCGTCCATGAAGGTTATCAATAACTTGTTGTTGGTCATACCCTTGCTGTGCTAATGTTTGCATCATACCACCTCACTGTAATCAACCTCTTGTAAAGTAAAATTCAAGTTATATTTCAGCTTCTTATTATCATTTGATTGCAGTTGGGTAACTGTCCCGTATATCTTTCTCCCTCTGTCATCACGATATAGAATGGTTCCATTAGTTGCAAGTAACTCTGTAATACTTTCAATATCTTCATTATCTCGTATTAAGAAGCTAATGGTAAAATACTTACTTAGATGCTCACCGTATTCAGCTACAGGCTTTTCCCTGCCATCAAATTTGGTTGTATACCTATCAAGCATGTATTTAACTTGTACAGTACGATTATATTTAAGATTAATACCATTGCTATAATTACTTGTTAGCGATAACTGAGAACCTTTGACAAAAGCAGCTTTCTCTTTCTCTAGTGACTCTTTATATTGTCCTGATTCTGTTACGGCTCTTATCTTATAGTAATACGTCTTACCGCTTTTTACTGTATAATCACTATATTCACTTTTGACATCATCACCAATCTTAATATATTCTCCTTTAAGATCTTCTTTGCGATAGACTTCAAAGTGATGGGTTTCTAGTATTCCACTTTTCTTAATACAGCTTACTAAGATAGTCCCTCTTATATTATCTGCTGAAAGGTCCATGTCTGGTTGGGCTGGTTCTGGAAAAGCTGTAGTAATGGTCTTAGTAGTTTCATCGGACCAAACACCGTATTGATTCTTAACTTGTAGCTTAATGCTATACTCTTTATTATTTACAAGTGATACATTAACCTGATGGCTATTTTCAGTTCCTACGACTTCCTGCGTATCATAGATGATTTGATCACTATCCAGTACTTTTAGTCGATAACTTACTTGCTCATTAGTTTCTTGCCAAACAACAGTAAGTTCTGGTGTGTCTAGGGTTGTATCATTTGTAATGACCGGTGTTCTAGGTATTCCAATAATATCAAAATTGACAGAATCACTTTCTATACTTATATCGCTTTCGTTAAACACCTTTACTTTCCATAATAAATGCTGAAAATATATAAATGTATTTGCCGCTAGTATATAACTAGTATCATTAGATTCAACTTCTTTCTCAATCCAGTTTACTCCATTATCAGTACTATAAGATAAGATATATTTCTTTTGTATGTCCCCTGTATAAGCTGGTGAATAAGTCCATGCAAATGTTATATCTTCATTATATTGCTTCGCACTTCCACTAGGTGATAAATTAGTAGGTGTATTTGGTAAAATATCATCATATGTGATTTCAATATAAGGACGATTAGTTGACGCTTGAAAAGAATTTAAGTTCATTATGGGTTGAATGTTGCTATCATATGTTTGGCAAAACATTCCTAAACCACCGTTAAACACACTTCCATCAATCCATTTTTTCACTAGTGTTGTAATATCTCCATATAGCCATTGTTGCGTTATATTCAAATTTATATTTAATCCAACACCACCTGCATAGTTAGGTCTAGTATTACCTGTATTTTCAACCCAATCCGAATTAAAGTAGCACCCTTGTAGCCAAGAATTTGATATATTATGCGCCGATGACATATACACTTTATATACAGCACTAATTACTTGTTTCCCTTTTAGTGCATCTAAGTTAAATTTAAATATTGCTTCCGAGTTATTTTTTACAGCTAGAATACTTTCAGTACCATTACTTGCGCTACTTGTGCTAAAATATAGGACTTTATCAATTCCCTCTGTTAATCTTAATGTTTTTGCCATTAATAATCATCTCCCTGCATATTGCCTTCTATTCTGCCTTGCTTCTCTAGCTATTTCAACAATGTCATTAAATTCTTTCACATTTCTCGGATCAATGGTGATATTATATGTATCGCCACTACCAGGTGTATTAGCACCTGGATTATAAGGGTTTTCATTTGCTCTTTGAACCCTTTCACCTCTATGTAACTCTGCTACATAACCATCAAAAGGTACATAGTCAAGACCATTTGCATGGCTACCATCGACCGCATAATTTGGTACACTTAACTGCTTAGGTATGGACTTAGTCATATCCGACATGCCACTTCCTATACTTTGAAAAGTTCTTTCAACCTCTTTACCTTTGCCTGTTAGTATGGTAACTAATGCAACCAACGCTATCAAAGCAGCTACAACACCCATTATAATAGCGGTTGTTTGTAAGGCTTTATAGTTAATCCCTTTTGTAATAGACTTTAACCCCTTAACTGAATCCGTAATACGGTCTACAAACTTATAGATTTTATATCCTGCTATGATTGACCCTATAGTGATAAGCAAGGGAATGATAATCTTTACATGCTTGATAAAGAATAAAAGTATATTCCCAACGATGGATAGTAAAGGAATCATATAATCCATAAAGCTCTGGATAGATGATTGTATATTAGGCATGTTAGCCGTTATACTATTCACCAGCTCATTGACCTTAGGTATAATGGATACCCCTATTTTACTGGTAACCGTACTCATAGAACGCTTTAAGGTGTCCATGCTATCGGTAAACTTAACACCTGCATCTACTGCATCATCATTTAGTACTAATCCTAACTCTCTAGCCTTCTTCTTTAAATCTTCCACGCCTTCAGCACTACCATTAAGTAAGGGTAGCAACTCTTGACCACTACGTGCAAAAAGCTTTTGAGCAAGTTCCGCTTTTCTTATACCATCGGGCATCTTTTGTAGTGCTGTGATCACATCGTTAAATACCGCTTCTTGACTACGCATATGTCCATTGGTATCTTTTACGGATACCTTTAGTTCCTTGAATATATGTACACTTTCGCCTGAACCCTTAGCCACTTCACCCATCCTTTTGGTGAGAGTTTTCATACCACTTTGCAAAGAGTCAATGTCTACACCTGCCTGACTAAGTACATAATCCCATTCTTGAAATCCTTCCCTTGATAGTCCTAGTCGTTGGGATAGCTTATCGATCCTATCTGTGGCTTTTGCTGAACTGGATGCAATCTTTAATAAACCACCTGCCATGGCTACAGCTGCACCTGTTACATAAGCGATATTTTTAGCAGCCTTTTTACTAAACTCTTTTATCTTCTCGCCATTAAGTGCAAAGGCCTTTCGCTGGGCTTGTAACTTGCTATTGACATCATTTACTTGTCCTTCCATGCGTCTTAAGGAGTTAACTGCATTGTTATATCTGACCGCTAACTTATCCGTGGCTACTGAGTTCTCACCTGTCTCTTTCCTGCTTTTTTCGTATTGCTCTCTAAGGTCAGTTACACGCTTGCTTTGTATGCCTACCTTCTGTGATAGTATTTCCTGCTTCTGTCTAAGTGTATCGGTAGTTTCACCAAAGGCTTTTGCTTCTGAACTAACCGCCTTAAAACTAGAATCAAGTATCCTGATCTTACGATTGATTTCGCTAGAACTTTTATCAAAGCTGGTACTATTCATACCAACCTTAATAATGGTTCCAAATGTTTTCATATGTCACCTCCTTATACTATGTCTTCCATATCTGTAGTATCTGTACTATTTTGTATCGCTTGGGCTTTTTGCTCCTGTTCCTGAATATATAAATCAATAAGTGCAAATATCTTACACATGTAACTGTCCCAGAACTCTTCATCACTTCGCCCTAGTTTTACACAAAATATGTAATAGAGATAATCCCAATCAAAGGATTTCTTTACTTCTTCTTGCGCCATTTCTTCTTTTTCTTGTGGTCCTGAGGGACCATGGGCTTTTTTTCTTCTTCCACCTCAATAGGTTCTCTGTCTTTGATTTCCATGGATTCTGCAGCATAATCGAATAGGTCCATGATGTTGTTCACACTCATTTCGCCAACCACTGTTTTAGCATCTTGGATGGTCGTTTCTTCATTACTGGCTTTCATACCTGCATAGAGTAGTTTAGAACCTGCAAGGAAGGGTTTCTTCTCTGCTGATTCCATAACTGCTAAGAATCCGTCATACTCTTCATCCAGTATCTTCATGGCACGTGCTGAGAACTTGCATTCTTTGAATGTACCATCTTCAAACTCAATCTTAATGATCTCTATGGGTTTTACATTAATCTTCTTCATATCTATTTCCTCCTAAAAAAGGGGGCTTAGAATCTAAGCCGCCCACTCTCCGTTATATACTTCTTTGAACCACTTTTCTCTTAAGTCTGCTGGTGCATTGGTATCGTCTTCTGATATGGTATGTTTCCATTGTTTATCAGCTCTTTCAATTACATCAAAAGGTAATACAGAACCTTTTGGAGAAATCTTATCCCCCTTAACTTCTCCTTCATCACCGCTTATCTTTTTCTTACAAAGTAACAACCATACAAACTTACATTTATCATTCCTTTTTTCCATCTCATAGCCAATAGCAACATAAGGTGGATCATCGTTAGATTTCGATGTATAGACACCGTTTGTATCTGGCTCAGTACCTTCTAATTCAAATAATGCTGCATCATCTATACCATAGGTATCTAAATCAAGTGAACCACCTTCAAAGTTATTAATAATATCTATACCATCACTTGTATAGAATTTGTCAGTACTGGTCGATACCGCCAGTTTGATTTTTTGTAAGTCAAAGAGCTTCTTAGGTGCAGCATATGTAACTACTCCATCATCTGCTATGGTAGCAAGGGCATAGTATATATTTTTTACGTCCTGTGTTGCTTGTTTCTTCATTATTCATCACCATCACTTTCATTATTTCTTAGGTGGGTAAAACGTAAGATTTTATGATATAGCTTTTCGTCTTTTTCATAATCTTCCGTTTCATATGTTCGATAAAATTCAATCTCATTCATCTTGGTTTTTACTTGTTTTACAAGTTCAGTAAAATCTTTTTTACTCCATACATCAACCTGAATAATTATTTCTGTTTCCACTTCACCACTTGATGTAAATACCTCACCTTGTTCACTTACTCTAAAAAACGATATAGAGGTTTTATCGTTTGGTCTTTTTAACCATCCAGTCGGTGCAACTTTATTTAATGTTTTAAGGATTAATTCTATCATTGCCTACTCCTCCATAACCTTTCTTATTTCTTCTGTCATAGCTTCTTCAGCAGCCTTCTCCGTTTCATTAAGGGACTTTGTTATAAAGAGCAAGGCTTTTAATTTGCTCGTACCAAATTCAAGCCATTTCCATTTATAATGTGTTCTCTTGCCTCCCTTAATAATACGCACATGGTTTTCCTCATCATCAATCGTTACTGTTCCAATTTTAATATCATCAGCCATATGAATATGATTGGCTTTACTTCTGCCAAGATTTTTCTTAAGAGCTTCTTTGATAATATTTGCTGGGACAGCCGTTATCTTTGATCTTGTTTTTTTAATATCTTTACCCATCTGATCAATACCACTTATAATGTCGTCAAAGTTATGTTCCATAGTTACATGATCACTCATGCCGTATCCACTCCCCAGTAATGAGCAAGTATGTATTATGGCGGTCAAGTGGTCTTTGCCCTTTAATTTCATAGATGCCAC